AGTATAAGTATTTGCATATTTATCCTTTGTTGAGTGTCTTAGAAGACACCTCATTTCTTATTGGAACTTCTACAAAACCTAATTCACTTAATGGTTTTAATCCCATGAGTTTTCTGGTTTCAGGATTTAAACTTTCCCAAATATCACCACCCCACTTTGACTTCCTAGTGGTTTTGTATATCTGTCTACCCTGAGAGAAAGCAGTCAATATAGACTGCACATCTTTTTTATTTAAAGTACTCATTTATTAAGCTCCTTAAATTTAGAAACAGTCATTGGAAACTTATGTGTTTCAAACTTCTTCTCATTTGCCCATCTTGCTAATGCAATTTCAACAACTTGAGACCTGCTTAATATAGCATTAGGCATTACTACCTTTGCTAGTTCTGTTGCTAACTCCCATGATTTAATTTTCATGCTGACTGACTTATAGACTTTACTATTCATATTTACCTCTTTTGTTATGCCCTACTTAAAAGTAGTGGCGTTAATAAAAGAACTCTGGTTCAACAGGGAGAAAGAAATAAGCCCTGCAACTTTCGTATTTTAAAGATGTTGCACCTAAAAAATAGAACCAAAGTTCTGTATTCCTTCTACAATATGAGAATTTATAGTCACGATACTGCGACTTGTCCTAGTAGGGAAAACGACTTGTCCTAGCTATTCCCTCAAATACTTAACTAATACCTTCCAACTGTCACCTCTTTTAATAACAGTAGTATTAGTTTCACCTCTTTTTATTGCTCTATCTTTTACGTACTCACCTAAATATTTATCAATTTCTGCTACAGTAAATTCTTTATTGACACGTTCATTAGTTCTCTTGTTAATGAACAGGCAGTTAAACTTCACTACTTAATCTTTTGTAATTTTGCGTACACTATCAGTTTGTGTCTAAACCATCTCTTAAACTTATCATAAGTCCATAGGTTAGCAGGTGTATCTTTAACTACCTTGCAGTAGTCAGCAAACTCCTTACTTTCCATTAACATTGTATAAGTAAATACCTTAGTTTTTCTATCTGTTTTCTTATGTTTAGTTGTTCGTTCTACTTCAGCATCAAAAAATTCCACTAGGTTTCTTAGTGCTGTACCACCACGTGCTTCCTCTCTATCTTGAGTATGTATTCTTTTAATATCTCTATTCTTATTTAAATATTTAGTAACATAATCAAATGCTTCTTGTGGATTAACATTAATTTCCTGAAGTAAACTACTTAGATTTTTAAAGTCATAAACTTTAATCTTATCTTTACCTTTTGCATGAACATCAATTATTTCAACTGGATTAGTTAATTTGTTTCTAGTCATATAACTATTCACACCTAATTGTATGACGATAGGTCTTCTTGAACCATCAGGATTAGTTTTAACTTTAGAAGACAATTCATTAAACATTGTATTAAGAGTTCGTTGTTCTCTTTGATACACTTGTTGCTGTTGAAGTAGCTTACTCCTTGCTTCGGCTATCTTACCTAATGTATCTACGTAGACTATGTAACTCACTAAGAAGTTATTGCTAATTGGTTTATCGTTAATTAAGAAACCAAATGTACTTCTAATTTCTTCGTCTAGATAAAGCACCGAGCATTGTTTCTCTGTGAGTTTCTGTTGCATCTTAGCTGTGTAATAACGAACACAGTTTTTTTGACCTTTATGACTTTTAAATATTATTTCCTGTACACCTAATTTCTTACGCATAGGTTCAGCTATAATTGTCTTTTGTGGATATGTTATGTCAACAAAATGTTTTCTTGCGTCTGGTAAAGTTTTAATCTCATTATCTATTGGTACATAAGTTGCACCTTTTAAATTTAATCTTCCATGTTCATGTTTCTCTTGAAGGTCACTAACAGTTCCATAAAAGCCTAATATAGTTTTACTTGTAGCATTGGTTGACTTAACTGGTTTTGCTCTTTTAACATAATGTACGAGTTTAACTGTCTTACCCATCTGCTGTTCTGTTCTAACTTTAATTTTGATTTGGTCTTTATCGTAGTAAGACTCTTGAATATACTTTGCTAACTCTTTGGTTAGCTTTGGCTTTAATACTTTTAATTTGTTTTTCATGTGAAACTTCTCATCTCTTTTTAATACAGATAATGAGAGAGATGAAGACAAATAATTTCAAACGAAAAATTCTCCAAATTTCCTGCATTAATGAGTGCAGTAGTCTCAAAGACCACCGCTACTTGTTGGTATGGCTATGTAATCATAATTATATTTAGTAGTTGGCTACGATATGCTTATTATTTATGAAAGTAGGTAGGTATGTCTTATTAAATTGAGAGGATACCTATGGGGAAAATTTCAAAAATGTACCCTTCATACAGGTTGTCAGATTTTTATACCTAATTAATCTCGGTAGTACTCATTTACTTTATCATTTAAAGAATAATCAACAGCATATTCTAGAAAACTTTGAGTATGCTTTAAGATAAACTTTTTGCTATCCATTGGATTAACTTTTGTTGCCTTTGGGTTAAGCCCATTTGCTTTGGTTATTGCTTCATCTATAAGTTTGATTGCCTTTTTATTAGGCTTATCTTTATAGAATAGAGACTTTAAATATATTACTTTGGACATAAGGTTTAACTTTAGGTTACTTTATTAATAAAAGGCATGAAGGAAGTATTATCTATAATTTACTTGTTTATTGTCTTAATTTACTTCTAATATTAAGCGTAATACTAACTTTTCATAAGATAACATTAAGTTATCTATAGTCATATCTCCTGTAGTGGCACTTAATTAAAAAGCCTTATAAATGGCTATTTCTTACCTCTCTTTATATATGGGTGTTTCTTATATCTTTATCCAAGTAAGAGGGTCTGGTTCTCCAAAGTACTTATCTACTTCCATATTAAATTGTTCTTCTTTTCGGTGTTGATAAGCTAATTCTTGGTCTTTACCTAATTGTTGTATCCAGTAATTACATGACATCTGTAAGGCATCAATTCTGTCATCATGCGTTAAAGTATTTGCACCTTTTTGAAGTCTCGAAATTTGATAAAACAATTGGTATCTTAAAGCTGTCTCTTGTGGATACATAGCATTAGTGTCGTCATAGTCCTTCTTAATGACTCTAGGAGACACTATAAGCCTATGTTGAGACATAAGTGGTTCAATTGTATCTAGTATACGTCTATGCTTGTTTACAGTCTGTCTAATTAGTTCTGTCGTACAAGGATATTCTTTTATTAAATAAGGTCTTAATAAAGCGTCAAACATTCCTTGACCGAAGTTTTCTTCAATAAGGATTTTTTTAACTTTATGTTCTTTAGCTATTTTAACTAAATTAAATAATGTGTGTTCTGAGTAACCTGAATTAAAACCACCAATATCTACTAAATAAATATTACCATTTAAAAATTTGGTTACACAATAAGCTGTTTCATCTTTACCAGATTTACCTGAAGGGTCGACTGACATTACGCAACCAGTATAAGGAAGATAAGAACCTTGTATTTGCATAGGTCTAAAATATCCATCACCTTGTAATCCGACACATGGCAAATCGGTATGTTGCAATTCTGGGCTTGAAGCCCAAATTACTTTCTCTGGTGCATTATCTGGGTTCAATGTCATAACACTTAAATCAGATAATTTTAATGGAAATCTATTTAAGTCAGACAAAGAACTGTCTAGCTGAAATTGCATATTGAAACCAATACGCCCATAACTAGATTCTCTTTCTAATAAATCTTTTTCATCAAATCTTGAAGGGTCAGTAGGTTTACCAACCATTTCTTCAGTCCAAGTATTTCCAATTCTAGGTGCAAGATTAGAACCATAAGAAACCATTTGTTTCTCACTAGGATACCTAGCAGTCCAATATCTAATTTTGTAACCTCTCTCCTGAAGTTTATTATAAATTGAATTTTGTACCTGAGGTGTTCCAAGAAATATAATTCTACTGTCTTTGTTAGGTTTAATAATAGCTTCAAATTCTTTTATACTTTCAGATAACTTATCTCTCATAAATTGAGTTTGAGTGTTACCTGAAGTTTCAGTATCGTCTGCAATAATTACGTCAGCACGTGAGCCTGTCAATTGACTCGTTATGCCTAAAGATTTAACACTTGGTTGTTGTGATGCTAATGCTGTTGCTACATCAAAACTTATCTTAGACTGTCTTTGGTCACCTTTTGGATATAGGTGTTTTAATAAGGTCATTTCTGACATTAATCTTAGACAAAATGTTGAAAAATCATCTGCTCTATTCTTTGAAGCTGATACGACTAGAATATTTAAGTCATTATCTAATAGCAACCGCCATAAAACGTATGATGCTGTAATCCAACTCTTTCCTACCCCTCTAAAAGCACTAATAATAGACCTTGTTGAACCATTAGCTAAGTAATCAGCTATATCGTATTGAATTGGTGTTGGTTCTGGTAATTTTAAGTGCTTCCAAGTTAGGTATAAAAAATTTCTAAAGTCTTTAATTTTTGACGACTTGTTTTGGTTTTTCATCAAATGGAAGTTCTTCTAATAGTTTTTGTAAAGGGCTATTGTCGACTGGCACAGCATCTATATTGTTATCTTTAAGAAACTGTCTAGCAACATTTAAATCTGAAGATTTTGCTTCAGAATCTTTTACTCTTTCTAATAACTTCTCAGCTAAAATATTATGTAATTCTGTTAATTTTTTATCACTCATTTATTTATTCCTATATTTATAATTCTTATTATTTTTTATTTACTGACAAGCTAAACATTCTTCTCCCTCATTCTTAGGATTTTCACATTTGCAATCTCCACAAGGACATACTCCATATAAATCAGAATGTTCTTTAACATTACAATGGCAGTTACAATTACATTCTTTACATTTATCTATATTCATTAATTACTTTAATATTAGTTTTTTAATACTTTTTTCACCTAAATAAATTTCTGTTTCTGCTTTAGATTTAATACATTGGTATTCTATATTTGCGTTATAAACTCTGTTAGCAATACGTTTACCTTTTAAACAAGTAGACATAGAGTCTTGTATTCTATGTTCTTTAATCTCTCCATTAACAATCATTAATAATGCTACAACTACTTCAACCATTTCCATTACCATTCTGTCTTACTTTATCTTTTAATCTTTCAATATCAATCAATGCTTTTTCTAATTGTTTGTTTAGAAATTGTATGTTGACTTTGTTAGTCATATTTTGTTCTTGAGTTATCTCAAGTTTTTCTGTTGACTTATAT